CTACGTCCGTGATGACCGTAACGCCGGTTCACAGATGCCCCCGGCGGTCTGGTTCGCGTACAGTCCGGACCGGAAAGGTATCCATCCACAAAATCACCTGGCCGGTTACAGCGGTGTGCTTCAGGCCGATGCTTACGGTGGTTACCGGGCGTTATACGAATCCGGCAGAATAACGGAAGCCGCGTGTATGGCTCATGCCCGGAGAAAAATCCACGATGTGCATGCAAGAGCGCCCACCTACATCACCACGGAAGCCCTGCAGCGTATCGGTGAACTGTATGCCATCGAGGCAGAGGTCCGGTGCTGTTCAGCAGAACAGCGTCTGGCGGCAAGAAAAGCCAGAGCCGCGCCACTGATGCAGTCACTGTATGACTGGATACAGCAACAGATGAAAACACTGTCGCGTCACTCAGATACGGCAAAAGCGTTCGCATACCTGCTGAAACAGTGGGATGCACTGAACGTGTACTGCAGTAATGGCTGGGTGGAAATCGACAACAACATCGCAGAGAACGCCTTACGGGGAGTGGCCGTAGGCCGGAAAAACTGGATGTTCGCGGGTTCCGACAGCGGTGGTGAACATGCGGCGGTGTTGTACTCGCTGATCGGCACATGCCGTCTGAACAATGTGGAGCCAGAAAAGTGGCTGCGTTACGTCATTGAACATATCCAGGACTGGCCGGCAAACCGGGTACGCGATCTGTTGCCCTGGAAAGTTGATCTGAGCTCTCAGTAAATATCAATACGGTTCTGACGAGTCGCTTACAGAAAGCATAATCCAAATCTGAATAATTAAATCCAGCACTGTAAATAAAATTTAATCCTTAACCGGAGGGATTTCTGCACCCTCAGAACATCAGGAGGCCGCCCGAAAGGGCGGTGGAGATAATAATGGAAATAACTAAAGAACGATTATTGGAAATAGCAAATCTTAGTGAAAGGGCATTAAGTGATGGGAGGATTATTTCTCCTGATGCTTATGAATCAGTTACAAGTATAGAAATAATAACGATGGCCAGGATGCTTCTTGGTTGCCTCAAAAAAGAATATAAAAAAAAGGTGGATAGCAATGCTAATATATATGATATTTTGGACAGTTGGGGGGCTTGGGCTGCAGCTGGAAATAGTTCTATCAACTGGCAGCAAGTGGCTGATAAATATAAAGATGTAGTACCTCATGGTAAGAAATTACGCCGTCAGTGTGGCAACGATGAAGGTCGTATGATTGATACCTGCATGTTGAAGCTTAAACAATATAGAATAGATGACTATGAGTTAATTATCGCTCATTTTGTTATAGGTATATCTTTGCGTACAATAGCACGAAGGTACAAATGTTCAGATGGAACAATAAGAAAGAATATACAACTTACAATGGGAGTATTGTTAGGATTGTCTTTTTATGTGCAATTATAGATATATCACATGAGCCTTGTTATGTCTTTTAGACGCGACCAGGTAGTATAAAATTTTTTAAATGTAATAAGCAGGAAAAAAATTCCCACTTGGAGTAATAGTTGGGCATATGTGTGCTCGTCGGCATCTTTTACTAGTGGGAATTTAAACTTTAGTGTATCAGGGAAAAATAATAAAATGATAAAAATAATACAAACTGATAGTAACCATCCCATAGTGGAGTGCATTTCTTCGGTCAGTTTTTTCAAATAACCAGTTTTTCCTATATTTCTAATTAGCGTATTATCTCTAGCTGAAGCAATCAAGGTAAGCGAACCTAAAACAAAGCCAAATAATATCCCAGAAAATGTAGAAACGGCCGAAGCGATTGGCTGAATTTGTGCAAAATTTAGCTTTGCAGAAAGAGGCCATGCGATGATACAAAAAACAACAGAGGCTAAATTATAACCATAACTGTACAAAGTTATCAATTTCCCCTTTTTCATACCATCGCTCCAAAATTAATCAACTCTTTGATTGGCTACTCCAAAGTATGCCTTCAATTCATCATCTTTACTATCTTTTGCAAGAGTTAAGGCGCTCCAAATGCTGCCAACTAATGGATACCTACCTCCAAGTTCAACATCTGTGTAGTAGACTAATTTGTCTGCTACAAGATCGATAGGATGCTGTACACCGGTCTCAATGTCTTGGGTTTCTAGTTTAAGTTTTTCAACCTCAAAAGTCTCTAGTGTTTCTTTAAAGGCTCTTTTTAGTTGAGAACCTAGATAGCGAGATTCAGGATCTTCAGAACGACTATCCCCACGTAATGTAAGATTTACTTTGGCAGAATTAGTACCATTTAGAGTGGCTATCAATGCATTGTTGAAGTTATGTTCAACATCCTCATATAGTTGCACATTCTTTGGCCGAGCGATACCGATTTCTAGAGTTTTGATTCGAACTTCATTACGCATCAACCACTTTAAACTACTGGTCTGAATGATGGGATTAACAGTTGTATTTTGTGAACTGTTGGAAAGATATTTACTTAATAGCAACCAGCCATAACAGAGTCTGTTTCGTTGAATTATTAAAACTGAGTCTTGGGTATAAAAATGAAAATAAGCTTTTTCTAATAAGTTTTCATTGATTTCAAGTTTAATTTCTCTTTCTTCACCTCCGGCTACAGCAACATGAGGGAGATTATTGGTTCTGTGTTTTCCTATAACTCCCCTGAAACCATAGTCGGTTCTTTCCATGAAGCGCATTTCAACTAGTTTATTTCCTATTTTACGTACAGTTTTGTCTCGGCCTTCGCTGTATGACTCAAAAATTTTTGAAAAAACAGCTTCAGGTGAATTAACTCCTGCATTTGTATCAGTGCTTATAGTGTGACATTGATAAAAATCGAAGAAAAAGCGCTTGCTAGCCATTGCAAAAATTTCCTGTAAAAAATAATTACATACTTAAGATACTACAAAGAATAATGCGTACGCAAAATTTTTTGTTGAGTAGAATATGTTCGCGGGGTATTTTTCGTTAAGATATAATTACCATGGTAACTTTTGCGTTGGTAATGCATTATGTGGTGGAGAAAAAGAGAGAGTCTTATCTTTAAATTATCGCCAGCCTATATGACTATATGAGTAGTATTTAGATGGGAAATTGTTGAGTTATTGAAAGGAACCATAACCTTTATGTAAAATTACTGCGGGTGCTTGAGGTTATCTGTCTCAGGCATGCCACCAAAAGGCAGATAGAGAAAAGCCCCAGTTAACGTTACGCGTCCTGCAAGACGTTTAACATTAATCTGAGGCTCAATCTATGAACGGCAAATCTAGGTTAGCCTCTTACGTGCCGAAAGGCAAGGAGAAGCAGGCTATGAAGCAGCAAAAGGCGATGTTAATCGCCCTGATCGTCATCTGTTTAACCGTCATAGTGACGGCACTGGTAACGAGGAAAGACCTCTGCGAGGTACGAATCCGAACCGGCCAGACGGAGGTCGCTGTCTTCACAGCTTACGAACCTGAGGAGTAAGAGACCAGGTGAGGGAGAAATCCCTCGCCACCTCTGATGAGTCAGGCATCCTCAACGCACCCGCACTTAACCCGCTTCGGCGGGTTTTGTTTTTTCCTGGCATTCTGGTTTACAATTCGCACGCCAGCCTGAACAACTGGCACCTGCTGCGCCAGCAGAGACAACCGATGGCGCACAAAACCAAATTTCACAATTCTGATACCGCCCTTGCCATCCGGCATGGGCGGCGTTCACACGCATTTAAAACCGACTGGTACCAACACCCACCATGTACTGAAGAACAGGCCGAATGGCTAATTCATAACTACCGCAGACGCGGATACGAGATTAAGAAAGCCCTCAGCCTCGATTATCGTCACTGGATAATCTATGTCAGGCTCCCTTATTCCGAACGCCCACCGCGTCCGTCCCGCACATTCCAGCAACGCATCTGGAGGTAACGTGCGGGTATTACTTCGACCTGTTCCGGTACCGGAACTTGGGCTGGTGGTGCTAAAACCGGGCCGTGAATCCATGCAGGTATTTCATAACCCTCGAGTTCTGGTGGAGCCGGAACCGAAAAGCATGCGCGGTCTGCCGTCCGGAGTCGTTCCTGCTGTTCGCCAGCCGCTGGCGGAGGATAAATCATTACTGCCATTTTTCAGCGATGAGCGGGTGATTCGTGCTGCTGGTGGTGCTGGTGCATTGTCTGACTGGCTGTTACGCCACGTTAAATCCTGCCAGTGGCCTCATGGTGACTACCATCACAGTGAAACCGTCATACATCGTTACGGTACCGGCGCGATGGTGTTGTGCTGGCACTGCGACAACCAGCTGCGTAACCAGACTTCCGAATCACTCGGGCAGCTTGCTCACCAAAACCTGTCAGCATGGATGATTGATGTCATCCGCCACGCAATGAATGGCACGCAGGAGCGGGAATTATCGCTGGCTGAATTATCCTGGTGGGCAACCATAAATAACGTAGCGGACGCACTACCGGAGACGGTGTTACGTCGTTCACTGGGATTACGCGCGGAAAAAATTCGCTCAGTATACCGCGAGAGCGACATCGTGCCGGGAGAGCAGACCGCCACCAGCATGCTGAAGCAGCGCACAAAAAATATTGCGCTACTGCCTCACGCCCACCAGCAAAACCCGCCACAGGAAAAGACGGTGGTAAGCATTGCCGTTGATCCGGAGTCACCGGCTCAGTATCTCCAGCGCCAGAAACCACGACGGGAAGAGATGCCTGTATACACGCGTTGGGTAAAAACGCAGAAATGCATGACGTGTGGTAATCAGGCAGATGATCCGCATCACATCATTGGTCATGGACTGGGAGGGATGGGAACAAAGGCTGATGATTTGTTTGTTATTCCGCTGTGCCGTAAATGCCATAGCGAACTACACGCCGGGGTAAAAGATTTTGAAGAAAAACACGGCAGCCAGCTGTTGTTGCTGATTCGTTTTTTAATGCACGCGAGAAATTCGGGTGTCCTGAAGTGGAAAGCATGAATGACTGAACGCATAGAATTTGTTTTGCCTTACCCGCCAACGGTGAACACTTACTGGCGACGTCGTGGCAGCACATATTTTGTATCAAAAGCCGGTGAGCGTTATCGCCGTGATGTGGCGCTTATTGTTCGCCAGCAGCGGCTGAAATTAAACCTGTCCGGAAGGCTGGCGATAAAGATTATTGCAGAGCCACCGGATAAACGTCGTCGTGACCTGGACAATATCCTGAAAGCACCACTGGATGCGCTGACGCATGCCGGACTTCTCATAGACGACGAGCAGTTTGATGAAATCAATATTGTGCGCGGTCAGCGCGTTCCTGGGGGGCGGCTGGGCGTGAAGATTTACAAAATTGAGAGTGAGTGATCGTAAATATGATATACCCGGAAATTACAGGCAAAAGCGGCGAGCATTTACGTCTAAAAACGCTGGAAGCCGTCTGGATCCAGGGGAAATTACGGATGTGGGGGCGTTGGTCGTATATAGGTGGTGGCAAACCAGGAAATATGTTCAATCAGTTGCTGGCATCCAAAAAACTGACAAAAACCGCAATCAATGAAGCCCTGCGTAGAATCAGGGAGTCAGGGATTGATAAACCAGAGCTGGAAGCATTCTTGCGAGAGATGATCGCTGGCAGACAGAAGAGCTGGTTGTCTCACTGTACTGATGCAGAGGCGTTACGCATTGATGGGGTGATAAGTAAAGCGCTTGCACGTTATCCTGGATTGATTGATATCCTGCGGCAAAGGTACGAAGGGCGGGGGATGAGTAAACGCAAAATGGCTGAATTGTTGAATGAGGTGCACCCGGAATGGTGTTTTAGTACATGCGAAAAGCGAATTGCTAATTGGTTAGCTGTTGCTGAATATGCGCTATACATCCCTATGCGAGAATCGTTTGCTCAAAAAATGTCTTGATTTTTTACGCATAAACTGTTTCAATCCAGCTACGCTTCGCAAAGCTATACCGCGAGGCGAATAGCAGACATGGACACCTGAAAGAACCCGCTTTATGCGGGTTTTTTTGTGCCCGAAAAGCGGTACAGGACGTTAAATGCGCTGGTGGTTGCGAATGCCGGTCTTTCAGCTTGCTGGCTTTTTCGACAAGAGGTATTGGTATGTCACGTTAACCGGAAAAGGGAAAAAGGCATGCTAAAACAGCAGGATATGACCGAAACCGCCAGAGTGGTGTTTAATGAATTAAGCATCACCGAACCGGCGACCGTCGGGGAAATTGCGCAGAATACTTACCTTTCACGCGAACGCTGCCAGTTAATACTGACTCAGCTTGTTATGGCGGGTCTGGCAGATTATCAGTTCGGTTGTTACAGACGCCTTCCGCAGTGAAGGCTTTTTAATTTGTGGTAATGGGCGGCTGGTGGGTGTTAGCGGCACCTGCCAGCCATCTGCTCATGCGTTGGGGTCACAAGCAAACCTCAGGCCCATCTGCTTTGCGCAAAAGCGGTATGAGCCTATCAGAGAAGTGCTTATTGATCTATGATTAATACTGTAAAAATATCCAGTTGTGAGTTAATCAACGCTGATTGCCTGGAGTTTATCCAGACCTTACCGGAAAACTCTGTCGATCTGATAGTCACAGACCCGCCATACTTTAAAGTGAAGCCCGAGGGCTGGGATAACCAGTGGGAGGGCGACGATGATTACCTGAAATGGCTGGACCAGTGTCTGGCGCAGTTCTGGCGGGTACTGAAGCCTGCCGGAAGTCTTTACCTGTTCTGTGGTCATCGCCTGGCATCTGACACCGAAATCATGATGCGTGAGCGCTTTAATGTGCTGAACCACATTATCTGGGCGAAGCCGTCCGGACGCTGGAACGGGTGCAATAAGGAAAGTCTGCGGGCGTATTTTCCGGCAACAGAGCGCATTCTGTTTGCAGAACATTATCAGGGACCGTATCGCCCGAAAGATGATGGCTATGTGGAGCAGGGGCGCGAGCTAAAACAGCACGTCATGGCCCCGCTGATTTCTTACTTTCGTGATGCGCGTAAATCACTGGGAATAACGTCAAAACAGATAGCGGAAGCCACCGGAAAGAAAAACATGGCTTCGCACTGGTTTGGTGCCAGTCAGTGGCAGTTACCGAACGAGGGTGATTACAATAAATTGCAGGCGTTGTTTGCGCGTGTTGCGGCAGAAAAACATCAGCGCGGGGAACTGGAAAAGCCACACCACCAGCTGGTCAGCACATACAGTGAGCTGAACCGGCAGTATACGGAACTGCTGAGTGAATATAAAAATTTGCGGCGGTATTTCGGTGTGACGGCGCAGGTTCCGTACACCGATGTCTGGACGCATAAACCGGTGCAGTACTATCCAGGGAAACATCCGTGCGAAAAACCGGCAGAAATGCTGCAGCAGATAATCAACGCGAGCAGTCGTCCGGGAGACCTGGTTGCAGATTTTTTTATGGGTTCAGGTTCAACGGTAAAAGCGGCGATGGCACTGGGGCGTTGTGCGATTGGTGTTGAGCTGGAGACCGGACGTTTTGAACAGACAGTCAGGGAAGTTCAGGATTTAATCGTTTGAAACGGATGAGATTGCAGAATTAATTACGCACCATTATTATTCTGCTCCCGGCCCTTTAGCTCAGTGGTGAGAGCGAGCGACTCATAATCGCCAGGTCGCTGGTTCAAATCCAGCAAGGGCCACCATCACATACCGCCATTAGCTCATCAGGATAGAGCGCCAGCCTTCGAAGCTGGTTGCGCGGGGTTCGAGTCCTCGATGGCGGTCCATTATCTGTACCCTGCGTTGTTAGCTCAGCCGGACAGAGCAATTGCCTTCTAAGCAATCGGTCACTGGTTCGAATCCAGTACAACGCGCCACGCTTATTTTTCCAGGCTCGCTTCGGCGGGCCTTTTTCATATCCGCGCCCGTTATGAAGCGCCACCGCGTTCTGCTAATGCTGAAGCCCTTCGTCAGCTGACTGATGTTGCAGATACTGATGATACTGTGAATGTGCTGTGTCTGTGTCTGGATATCGCTGACCAGGACGGTATCGGTCAGGAAGAAGAAGCGCAACTGAAGAAAATTGCGCAGGCGCTGCAGTTGCCGCTGGAGCAGTACCTGTGAAAAGTGCGCGCCTTGTGCTGGCTGTCATCCTGTTGTTTCTGGTAGTGATGGTGGATTTCACCGGACGACTGATGTCAGTGCTGGCAGATGGTGTGCTGGTGGCGATGGCGCTGATCGTGCTCCGGCCTTTACTGCGTAAATCTGAATAACATCACACAAAAGGCATCTGCGGGTGCCTTTGACGGGGTGTTTTTTTACGGGTCGCTGGTGGCCCTTTTTTTATTTTCAGGAGGAAGTATGTCTGAACCCTTATCCGGTTCCGGCACGGCTGCGGCGCTGGGTGGCGCGACGGTATTCGGGCTGTTTACCGGGATGGATTTCGGGATTGTGTTTGGCGCGTTCGCCGGGGCGTTATTTGTGGCAACGATGCCGCAGTCACTTTCAGTCTGGCGCGTGGTGGCGCATTTTCTGGTGTCGTTTATTGTCGGCGTGCTGGGAGCGCGTGTGCTGTCAGCCTGGATTGCATCAAAAACAGGGTATGACGGTACATCAGCAGATGCGCTTTGCGCGGTGCTGGTCTCGGTGGTGTCGGTGAAGATTCTCTCGTTCATCCACCAGCAGGATATTGCATCGCTGGTGTCCGGTGTGTTCTCCCGCCTGCGGGGTGGAGTAGGCGGCAATGTTAAGTAACCTTCCCGGATTGCTGAATGTGGCGTTATGCACGGTTATCGTGCTGACGCTCTTTTTTTATCGTCGCCGTGATTCCAGACATAAACCGCTGGTGTCATGGCTGGCCTGGCTGCTGATGCTGCTGTATGCCTTTGCGCCCCTCAGCTATCTGTGTGGTCGCCCGTTAGCAACGGGCTGGCTGGAAGTGTTTTTTAACCTGCTGTTCTGCGTGCTGGTGATACACGCACGCGGGAACGTCACAAAAATCTTTCCATTGTTGAGGTGAATATGCCGGGTAAATTCAGATTCAGCCGTCGCAGTGAAAAAAATCTGGAGGGTGTCAAACCACAGCTGGTTGCTGTAGTTCGCCGTGCGCTGGAGCTGACGGAGGTTGATTTCGGTATTACGGAAGGCCTGCGCAGTAAGTATCGCCAGAAACAGCTGGTTGCGGAAGGGAAAAGCCAGACCATGAACAGCCGCCACCTGACCGGTGATGCGGTGGATGTTGTGGCCTACATCGGCAGCCAGGTGTCATGGGAGTGGCCTCTGTACGAGAAAATCGCACAGGCATTTAAGCAGGCTGCCGCAGAGCTGGGGATCGCTATCGAATGGGGCGGGGACTGGAAAACGCTGAAAGACGGACCTCACTTTCAGCTGAAGCGATAAGTAAAACAAAACCCCGGCTGGGGGAACAGTCCGGGGTTTTTAGTTTTCACGTCAAAGGGGAAATTGTGATTAGTGAGTACGGAGAAAATCCTCGTGGGAAAGTATAAAAGATTCTTTTTGAGGTTGTCCATTATGAAAGGTATTGAAATGGAAACTCCCGCGAGCCTTGATTTGACAAGGGCTGCGGCCTTTGCAATTCGCCTTGTGGCGGTCGCTGTTCTGATTTGGGCTGTGCGTTGGTGGTGATATGGCGCGAAAACACTGGACACACAGAATGCCGCGAACGGCGGTGAAACGGGCACTGGTAGCGATACTGGTGCCTTTTTTATTGGTGGGGTGCGTCAGCCTGGATAAGGCGCGCCAGCTTTTCGATACCGCGTCTCAGGTCTGTGAAATTGTCGACGGTGTTCGGCAGTGTCTGCAGAACTGATCGCCTGTAAGAGCAGAATATTTTGCTGAAAAATGAAGGGTGCGTCAGCGTCCGGAAAGCATGAAATTCTGTGTTTGTGGCTACTCAATAAAATAAATTCTTTCTGTCGCCGCGAATACTCAAATGTTGATCAGTGCCCGGTGCGGCGACGGGCTTCGATATCAGGAGACGATGATGGAAAAAACAGAAAACAAACCGATTGTAATTGGTGCTGATGCTGCTCCGTTTAAGTTTGAGTTGTCTCAACTGGTGGAGATGCGTATCAGTGATGAATGGGGTGAGGTTAAAGCCCGCGCGCAGTATGCGGATGGCGAAAACCAGTACTTGATCCACTACAAAGCAGCTGATGGTCGCGCCACGACGGAGTGGTTTGGTGAGTCAATGCTGGAAGCAACAGAAGATGATCGTCATCCGGGTTGTCCGGTATTTGCCGGTATGAAATTACCGGAAGGTGCAGTTGAACTGCAGCCGGGTGAGGTGTTCGTAATGACAGACATCATTGATGGTAAACCGCAGTATTCGCGTATTGAAATGAATAGTAAGAGTGCTCGCCTGATTCGTGAGTAACAGGCATTACAGCAGCCCTTCACTCTAAGGGGTTGCTGTAATGTGAGAAATAAAAAACCGGTCACAGGGAGCAGCTACACAGAAGCGGCCGGCGAAGACCGCCAATACCACCCATGCATTGATGCAACATACTAATGACAATAGCCGCTATTGATGTAAATGCAATGTTATGCATCGACGAAAATAAAAAACCGGCAGGGGAAATCCATTGAAGATTTGCCGGTGGCAAAAGAGGGCCATGTTTTTAACCTTAGTCGCAGAGTTACGGAGTGCAACTACGAATGCTGCCGGTATATGGCTGAATGGCGTTTCAATGATGTACGTCATCTTATCTGTAAATGTTAATGACAAACGCTCTCATTTGTGCGGGTCCTTCCGGTGGGGTGGCCTGCCACGGGGCGGGAGCGTCGCGGAAAAAGGCTAGTTTTTAAAATTTTATTCGTCATCACCACCACTGTAATAGATTGATATTACAGTGGTTTTATTTTTATGGTGTCGATTTTGATTGTTTTTTGTTCATCACTAACACCGTTTGCCTAAAGTTGTTCGCGAGATGCATGTTTAAAACATTCTGGAGCGGGTATGGATCGAGAGTTAAAAAATCTGACGCTGAATATCAGTCAACTGGCGGCACTGTCAGGTGTACATCGCCAGACTGCTGCGGCAAGGCTGCAAAATCTACCCGTTGCAGGGGGGCATGAAAGCAACCTCAAGCTTTATCGGGTGGTTGATATTGTGTCGGCATTTCTGGCATTGCCACCGCCGGTTGCAGAAGGCGAAATGGACGCGCATGAGCGCAAAGCCTGGTATCAGTCTGAACGTGAGCGTCTTAAGTTCGAACAGGAAACGGCACAACTCATTTCGGCCAGTGATGTCAGACGGGAGTTTGCCATCTGGGCAAAAGCGGTCGTGCAGGTGCTGGAGACATTACCGGATATTCTGGAACGTGACTGCGGTCTGCAGCCTGCCGCTGTGAGCCGTGTTCAGTCCATTATTGATGATCTGCGCGATCAGATAGCCCTGCGGGTGACTGAAGCAGGTGCGGATGATGAGGAGGAATTACAGCAGGAGGAGTAATGCTGAATCAGGAAACCGCAAAGGCAGCACGAACCGATTCAGGTTATATCCTTCGCGCACCGAGACGAATGCGGGTTGCTGATGCCGTTGCTCAGTATATGCGGGTGCCCATGGGGGCAGGGAACTCAGTCCCGTGGGATCCGCTGGTGGCACCGTATGTTATTGAGCCGATGAACTGCCTGGCCTCGCGTGAATACGACGCAGTGATATTTGTTGGCCCGGCACGAACCGGCAAGACTATCGGCCTGATTGACGGCTGGGTGATTTACAACGTGATTTGCGATCCTGCTGATATGCTGATCATTCAGATGACGGAGGAAAAAGCCCGCGAACACTCCAAAAAACGACTCGCCAGAACGTTTCGCGTCAGCCCGGAAGTGGTCAGTCGCCTGAGTCCGAACAAAAATGACAACAACGTTTATGACAGAACATTCCTTGCTGGTAACTACCTGAAAATCGGCTGGCCGTCAGTCAATATCATGTCCTCATCAGATTATAAATGCGTGGCGCTGACGGATTATGACCGTTTTCCGGAAGATATTGATGGCGAGGGGG